GGCGGTGGCGTACTTGGCCTGCAGATCAACAATGTCCGCAGTTATTTTGACGGCAAGTGTAGTCACGGCGCTCCCGGGAAAGGTCCGACGCCCGGCATATCGCGCGGGTCGATGGGCTTGGCGTTCGGGTCGCGCATGCCGTTGTGCGTCAGCACGCCGCCCATGGCTTCAAACATCTGCTGCGGGTTCATCGCGCCCGCGGCCCACCGGCGCTCGAGCGACAAGCGCTGACGTTCCGCGGGGTCATCGACAGTGGCCTCGTCCGGGTCCCACGTCGTGTAGGCGTAGGCGAACATGGCGCACAGCTCGTGCTCGGGCGGCCAGCGCCGCCAGTAGTTGCAGAGGTCGAGGTACTGCGGGAGCGTCATCGAGCGGACCTCGCGCGGCGTCTTCTTCAGCGCCGTGCAGAGCCGTCCAATGATCTGCGGGTAGTCTATGCCGCTCCCGCGCTTTCCCCCGGCGGTGCGTCCGCAGGAGGCGCGGCAGCCGGTGCCGCCGGGACGAGACCTGAGAACTCGAGGATGGCGTCGGAGGCGTTACGCAGTTCCTCCTTCGTGATCGCCGTCCAGTACAGCGCCTCCAGCACGCGCGACTGGAGCGTGCCGTTGGAGAGGCGGCCGAGGCTGTCGTTGTCTTCGGCCTCCTTGGCGGCCGCCTTGGCCTCCGCGACCAGCGGTGCGGCCTGCAAGCGGATGCCGGTTGCAATCACACTCAGGGTGCGCCGGAACGCCACGCGCACGTTCTCCACCGGGTCCGGGTTGTCCGGCAGCAGCACCCCGATCGACAGGTCCGCCATCTGCCCGATGTTCAACCGCTTGACGGTGTACTCCTTGCCGGCGAGTACCACTTTGATCGATTCACTCATAGGCTCAAAAACCCCTTCATCGGTGTTAGAGGGACAGGCGAGCGGGACCGGCATCCCGCTCGCCTCCACCGAACGGCCATAAGGTGGCCACCCGATGCCCTATTCCGAGAGAGGCGAGACCGGCTGCCGGGCCGGCTCAAGTGCGCGCGATTACGCCTGCGTCGCGAGGCTCAGAATCCCGATCTGCTGTGAGGCGTTCGCAAAGAACTCGAAGTCATACTCGGGCAGTGCGAAGTCCGTGATCTTGTGTGCCATCGCCCACTTGGCGCCGATGCACTGGAACAGGCGCAGGTAGTAGGTCGCGCCGTAGAGGGTGGTCTTGTAGTCCATCTGGAACGTCGGGGTGGTACCGATCAACTGATTCGTGATCGTTTGGTTCTGACCCGTGGCGCCTGTGTACGTGTAGGCGTAACTGAAATTCGCGCTCGTACCCACATCCCCGGCGTTGAAGGTGTAGACGCCGGTCGCGGGATTCACTGCGTACTGCCCGGCCGAGGGACCGGATGGAACCTGCGTCAGCGGCTTGCCGGCATTCGCGCCCGAGGCGTACACCACGCCGAGGTCAGTGTTGAATATGCCCGAGGAGGGCGGCGCCATCGTGTTCGTCGCCGCGATGGTGAGCGTCTGCGTGACCGCATCGTACTGCGTACCCGCCGTCCACGCTCCGCCCAGGAGCAGCGTGTTGAGGGCAAGCCCGCTCTGCGTTGCGGCTTTCATCTTGCCCGAGCACTTGGCCGTGCCGCGCGCTGCCAGCAGCGGAAACTGGTTCTGCCCGAACAACTGCTTCGTCTCGAAGCTGAAGTCGTAGGAGAACTCGTTGATGAAGCCCACGTTGACCGGTGTGCCGTTGGCGATGTCGGTGCGCGTGAGCCAGAGAATCCCGGGGCCGAACAAGCCCTGCGGGACGACGTTTTGGTTTGCCATTTAAGACTCCAAAAAAAGAAAAGCGGCCACGAGGGCCGCTTGACTGGTTTAGCTGCTGGCTTACGCCTGAGTCGCGAGCGACAAAATTCCGATCTGCTGGCTCGCGTTGGCGAAGAATTCGAAGTCGTATTCCGGCAGGGCGAAGTCAGTGATCTTGTGTGCCATGGCCCACTTCGCCCCGATGCACTGGAACAGCCGGAGGTAGTAAGTCGCCCCGTAGAGCGTCGTCTTGTAGTCCATCTGGAAGGTCGGCGTGGTGCCGATCAACTGGTTGGTGATCGTTTGGTTCTGGCCCGTGGCACCGGTGGTGTAGGTGTAGGCGAAACTGATGACCACGTTGTAGCCGGACACGTTGTCGGCCGAGGCGAACGTGTAGACGCCCGCCGAGACCGAGTACTGCCCCGCAGCCGGCGCGCTCTGCACCTGCGTGAGCGGCTGACCGACTTTCGTGTTCCCACCGGCGCTGCCGTACACCACGCCGAGGTCGGCGTTCCACGAACCCGAGCTCGGCACCGTTGGAGTGATCTGGAAGGGAGTCGTCGGGATCAGCGTGGCGGCAGTCGTGGAGGCGTCATACTGCGTGCCGGCAGTCCATGCGCCGCCGAGCAGGAGCGTGTTGAGCGCCAGGCCCGACTGCGTGGCCGCCTTCATCTTTCCCGAGCACTTCGCGGTTCCTCGAGCGGCGAGCAGCGGGAACTGGTTCTGTCCGAAAAGCTGCTTCGTCTCGAAAGAGAAGTCGTAGCTGAATTCGTTAATGAACCCGACGTTGACCGGCGTACCGTTCGCGATGTCGGTGCGCGTCAACCACAGGATTCCCGGGCCGAATAGTCCTTGCGGGACGACGTTTTGATTCGCCATCTAGGGCACTCCGATGAAAGGGCAAAAAAAACGCCCGCACGAGGCGGGCGTCGCTTCCACGAACTGTGTTAGGTCTACGGGACGATAATCTCGACTTCGGCGACGGCGATGGCTTGCCCATCGAGGTCACCTGGGTCCTTCTGGACCTTGCCGATCATTCGGCACCAAAAGACCAGCCCGCCCAGGGTGAACATGTACTCGGCGGGGTTGTCCGGTTGCAGCGCGGACTGCACCGCGTCCAGCAGGTTGTTCAATCCAACAATCGGCGCGATGTCAGGGTTCGCGCCCGCCCTGCTGTAGATCCACACCTCGGCCTTGATGATCTGTTCCTGTAGCTGCGTCTGCGGGTAGGTCAGCTCCTCGTCCCCATCTCGCAGGAACAGCGCCGGCTGCTCGGTCACGTCGCCCCAAAACTTGAAGCGCCGCGAGAAGGTCATAAATCCGGTGGTCAGTGCCACCGCGTTGCCGTTCGCCGTCGCCGGTTGGTCGAGCGTCAGCGTCGGGGTGATCTGCGTAATGACCGCCCCTCGAGGAATGCCCACGCCGAACACCGGCAGCCCGATGAAAAGCCCGTTGGTGGTGCTCGGCGCGGCGAGTGTGGTGGACCCCTGCGTTGTGTTCGCTGTGAATGAGGTCTGGAGCGCCGCGACCAACGTGTTCAAGAGCGCGGTCATAATGGTCTCGCGCCCGGGCCGCTGGTACGCCATCAGCCGGTCCCTTCACCTTCGTTCGCCGCTTCCTCGAGCGCCTGCGCGATGGCCGCCTGGGCTTCGCCGAAAGTGGCTTCCATCGGGTCACGCAGGTAGCGGTAGGCCCGCATGACGACCGGCTTGGTCACGCGATCCACAATGCGGCGTCGGGTCATGCCGAGCCGCCCGGCAAGACCTGGGCGTTCGAACACCTTGCGCGGTGTTCCCTTGATGCCGTACTCGAGCGCGCCCGCCTTGGGGTACTGCTTCTTCGGGTCATCGTGCGCCACCACCGACACGTACCCGGCGACCCGGTGCGGGGAGTCCGTATAGACCCGACTGGTGATTTCGCTTTTCAACACCCCGGTCTTGCCCTGTGGAGCTGCGGCCTCGGCCCGAGCCTGCACCTTGCGCACCACCTCTGTGATGCGCGCGCGCAGACGCTCCTTGGCCTTCTGCGGGAACTGCTCGAACCGGGCGGTGAGTTCGCGTTCGCCTTTGACCTCAACGCTCACGCGGTCACCGGCACGCGGTACGGTTCGATGAGCGCCAGGACCTCCGGCGCGAACGCGCCCTCTTGCCCTGGCGCGCCGCCCACCCAATAGCGCTCGGTGCCAAGGGTCTGCGGTTGGTTGCGCTCCATCAGCATCGGGTCGCGCGATCGTGCGCGGAAACGCGCGGTAACGAGCCGCAGGCACGCGTTCTCAAGATCCGAGGCCATGGTCGGCACCGGATCATTCGGCAGCCCGTAGCCGGCCTGATAGACGACCACGATCTTCGATGCCGGCCAGTTCTTCGGGTTGAACTGCTGGTTGAGCCGGTACAGCCGGCTCGTGCCTTCGTCCCCGGGCTGCGGGTTGCCGCCGTCCACTTCGAAGTCCGTGGCGAGCGTAAGTCCGGTGTCCACCTGGGCGACGGTCTCCACCACCGAAATGCCGGTGCTGAAGGGCTGCGTGGTGGTGCTGGTCACGGTGGCCGCCTGTGACAGCGTGATGCTCGCCGTGAGCGCGTTGACCGCCGTGATGGTGGTGCCGGCCGGCAACCCCGGGCCGGACACGAGCTGCCCGGCCTGCAGGTTGAGCGCCGCCATGGTTTCACTGCCGACGTTCTGCGACACGCTGACCGTGTAGCTGCCTGGGCCGCCCGCAGCAGGTCCCGCGGTGATAACGGTCCCGGCCGCGACCCCTGCCCCGCCGATCGTCTGTCCGACCGCGAGCTGCCCGGAGGCGACTGCGGACACCGTCATCGTGGTGCCGGCGATCGCCGCCGTGAACGACGCGGTAAAGGTCGCAGGCACGACAGACAGTGCCGGTGGGACCACCGGCGCAACTTCGCCCACGATGCCATCTAGCGTCGTATTGGAGTGGGTGTTGCCGGTGAACAGTACCGGCGCCGCCGGAGTTGCACTGCCCAGGGTGCCGAGGATCAGCGGCCAGCGTGCGAGCACGAGAGGGTTGGTTTTCCCCTCCGTCCCTTCGCCCCAAATCCCGCGCTGCGGCCGGAACGTGTCTTGATACGTCGCCAGTCCGAACGTGCGGTTGCAATAGCGGGCGATCGCCGCCGACTCCTGCGTGATCGCACGGGTCAGGAACGGATCGTTGGAAACGTCCGTCGTCGGGATGTTCAGCTCGTCGTGCACGTTGGCGAGCGTGGTGAGTCCCGCGCTGGCCGGCGCCGTCACCACTGTGGTGAGGACGTAGCTGGAGGTCTGCCCCTGCACGGCGTCAGAAGACCAGCCGCGTCACCAGCGTGAGCGTCACGCCCCCACCTGCGGTCTGATTCACCGGCGCCGCGGCCGTGCCCGAGCGCACCTTGAGGGCAGTGACCCCCCGCAGCTTGGTCGGGTCAACGGCGATCTGCTGCGCCCCGGTGATGCTTGAGACCTGGATCGCCGTCGCCGTCTGGTCGACCAGCTCGGCCCACGTCACGCCACCGTCGAACGACGCCTGAAAGCTGATGCCCGCGGCGATCCACGTCGAAGGCACCGCGATGGCCACGAGCGACTTGGTGCCGATGTCCACCTCGGGCGACAGCGCGGTGCCGCTCGCGATGGTGACCGGGATGTAGTCGATTTCAGCCACGTCAGCTCCTTACGAGCGGTTCTGTCCCGCCTGAATCATGTCCACGTCAACCTGCGCGGTGCCGGCGCCCGACGCCTTATAGATCGACACGTAGGGCTGGAGGATCGCGGCTGCGCCCACGCCGGCATACGTGATCTGCCCCGGAGTATTCATTTCCACGCCGTCGATGAAGAACCGGATGTTCTGGGGGTTGGTGCAGTCGATGCGGAAGATATGGAACACGTCGGTCGCCATCGTGATGCCGGTCGCAACCGACTGCGCCGCGATGACACCGTCCTTGGCCTGAATGTTGACCACACCCGAGGCGAGCTGCTGGAAGCGGACGTACTCGGCGGCAGTGTCGGGACCGTTGATCCACGCGGTCTGCAAGCCGAACACAATCTCAAGCCCGGCGACGCTCGGCACAACGTGGTTGGAGATACGCGCCTCCCACACCAGCGACTTCGTGACGTCCCAATTGAGCACGTCGGCGGCATAGAGCGTCGCCTCCTGCAGCTCCGAGGTGGCGTCCACAAGGAGACGCACGACACCGCCGGCCGCGTTGGCGACGGCAGCGACCGAGGGCACACCCGCGGTCTTCTGCGTCTTCTGAATCCACGGATAGCCGACGGTGGCCGCGGTCGGGATGCCAGCGGCGCCGACATGCGCCGGACCGATGAAGTCCTCGTCAAGAATGGCCGCGGTGTACCGCTGGATGGTCTCGGTTGTCGCGGCGTCGTATTCCGACTGCGCATCGCCCGTGTTGATGTTGCGCGACCGGAGGGAAAGAACACTGCCCATGTGAAGCTCCTAAGTGCAAAAGAAGGCCCGCGGGGCGGCGGCCCGAAAGGCGCCGACCCACACGGGCAGGTAGTGGTTGACCCTCTTAGACCTCGGAGGCCGGCGGCGCTGCCTGCTGGTAGCGGCCGAGGTATTCCATGTGCGCCTCAACGATGTTCGCCGCGTTGCCGGCGTTCATCTGTACGGCGAGGTGGTTGAACCCGTTGTTGAGGTCCAGCGCATCCGCCGGGTCGAACTCAAACACCACGAGCTTGTCCGCAAGGGTCGCGTCGGTCGTGAAGCTGTTGGCCGCAGCCTGCGCGGTCAGCGTGTCGGCGGTGGTCGTGTTCGCGTTGTAGAAGATCGGCGGACTCGCGTTCGTGCCGACAGCCTTGGAATTGAGGCCGGCCGAATTCTGCGCCTGCAGCAGAGTAATCGTCACCGTCGCGGCATTGCCCTGGTTGATGTGGCAGACCACCGCGCACTTGCCGCTGACGTTGCGCAGCGACTTGTAGGGACCGGTGACCGAGGCTTGCGCCTGCGGCGGGAGCATCCCAATCGGCGGAGCCTGATAGACGAAATTAAATTGCTTTGACATGGAGCGATCCTTTACCGCCCCCCATTGCGGTCGCTATATAGAAAAAACGCCCGGGGTGGGGAGTCCCGGGCGTGTCGTTACGTCAGCTAAGGGATTAGCGCTGCGCCAGAACCACGAAGGGCGACTTGGTGTTGCTGCCCTTGAACGGGGTCAGCGGGGTATGCCACAGCGGCTCGCCGTCGACGCGGTAGGTGAAGCGGAACGTCATTTCGTCCGTGAGGAAGCGGACGTGCATGGACGTTGCCGCCTGCATGCCGCGCTTGTCGGCCAGCACGTACTGGCTCAGGTCCGCGAGGATGATGTCGCCAGGCGTGCCGAGCGTGGAGGCGTATTCAATCGGGATGATCGGCCGCCCGAACAGCGTGCTGTAGGGCGCAGCGTTCAAGCCGCCCGCCGGCAGGAACATCGGCAAGCCGCCGGTTCCGACCGTCTGGCTGAGCTGGTAGAGCTGCGGCTCGACGTCCTGATTGATGAACCAGACCGCGTTCTTGCGCGAGCGAATCCAGCAGCGCGCCCACATGGTCAGGATGTTGTTGAGCGTCACGGTGGCGCTCGCCTGTCCGCCGTCCTTCGGCACGGTGACGAGGCAGGGCGCGTTCATGATGCCCATGGGCTTGCCCACGCCGTCGCCTTCCACGATGGCGTCCTCGGTCATGAACATGATTTCCTCAGAGAACGCCTGCGACGCAATCGTCTCCAGCGCCACCTGATCCTGCAGCAGCTCGTCCGACACGTACATCAGCGAGAACAGCTTTTTCAGGTCCAGCTCGATCAAGCGGAACTTCGGCTTGGTCGCGGTGGGCTGATCGCCTTCACCGAGCCAGTACGACTGCACACCGCCCCACCGGCTTCCGGTCACGCGGCTCGATTCATCGACGGCCGGCAACTTGATGCCGTTGGCACCGGCTGAAATCGGCAGCTTGAACACGCGCCCGAGCAGCTCGCCCATGTCGTACGCGCGCGTCCACACGGAGGTCGCGAAGTCCGACTGCACGAGGAAGCCGCCCGCGGAGGCGTCCGACTCACCAGCACCGATCGGCGCGCGAGTGAGACGGCTGTCGGTACCGTCCTTCATGTAGTGGCGCACCACCGCGGTCAGGAACTCGCCGAACGTGCGGAAGTGCTTGTCGGCCTGCGGCTGGAAGCCGGTGACGGCGCGTGAGTGTGCGACGTAGTCCGCCATCGACCACCCGGAGCGGGTCTGGCGATCCGTCTGGAAGCGCAGCAGCGCGGCGGGTGCCGAGTCAGCCGCCTCGGCGGCGGCGGTCTCCGAGGGAGCCTCACCGACCGGGCGCGCGGCACCCGCAGCGGCGGCAGAAGCCCGCGAGGCGCGGCCGATCTGCTCGTCCAGTGTCTTGATTTCCTTCTCGGCCCGGTCGAACTCCCCAGGCTTGTCGATCAGGGTTTCCAGTTGATCCGCCAACTCAGCTCTCCGCTGGCGGAGCGCAGCGATTTTCGTCATACAAAGGCTCCAGTGGATAAAAACAACCGCTGCCCAAGCGGCAAGAGTTAGGGCGGAAACGAAAGCGCCGCCCGAAGGCGGCGCATAAATCAGTGTTGGAACAGTAGGTGCGTTAGCCGCGGAGCTTCAGCACCTTGGCGCGACGTGCACGGGCTGAACGCTCGTCATCGTCGCCGTCATCGGCATCGTCGGCCTTGGATTGCGACTCCACCTTGTCCTTCTTTTTCTTGTCGAAGCCGCCGTCCTCCGGGTCATCCGGTTCGCTCTGCTGTGCGGCACCGTCCACGACGCCCCGCACGCAACGGTGCGCGCTCTTGATGGAACGCTCGGCTCCGCGGTGGGAGTCGCCCACGTCCTCGTGACGGTCGGCGGCATCGGCTGAGTGCTGGTCCGCCTCGCCGAACTGCTCGGTGGCCTTGCGCACGTAGTCCACCGCCTTGTCGATGTCGGGATCGCGCACGTAGTCCTCGGGCTGGTCGATGTCGGAATCCTTGCCGAC